AATGTCATTAGTTCTTCAAAATCTTTTTTATCTGCTTTACCTGAATTGCCTGTCCAAAACGCTGGGTTTTGTGCTACATATTGTTTTAACGCATATGCTACTTTAGGACTTGTTTCTTCTTCTAGTTCTTCTTCCATACCAAGTTTCTTTTTTACTATTTTAGTTGCTGTTGCATATCTAACAGCGTCACCATTTTTTCCATATTTTTTAATAAAGTCTTGTTTAGGCATATCGTCTGCCTTTTTGTGAACCATTTTAACTTGTGATTTAGACAAATCTACTTCAGACATATCTAATGGTTTTTTAAAATCTGACCATTTCATTCCTCGTTGTGAAACTGCTGTAGATACAGCACCTGTTGATAAAAAAGGTATATCTGCATTTGCAAGTTTAACTATCAATGGTGTTGACATTTTACTCAACATAGCGTTCATTTTATTAATATTATTTATTGACATAGTTTTACCTTTTAGAGGCTCATACTCTTTTTTAAGTTTGGTCAACATAGCAGGTGTAAATTCTGTTAGTGTTTCTTCATTCACTTCTTCATCCATCATACTTAAAACTGATTTAACTACTTTAAGAGATAAGTTTAATTCTTTTGCAATTTGTTCTGGTGTACTACCTTCATCACTCATGATAAAGATATCATCCATTTTACTTTCGTCTAATTCTTTTTCTTCAGACATAACACCTTCACTTGCTATTTTTGAGATATGATTAATTTTTGCATTAGCTAAAGCTGCTTTTGTAGGTGCATCTAAATTTTTAATGTGGGATAAAAGTCCTGATGTTACCGCTGAAGCAGGTTTGTTTTTCCAATCCTGTTTCATTCTTTCTAATTGTGCGTCTGATAAACTACCTCTTAAATCATTAATCTCACCAAATAGTTCTTCATAAAATTCTTCTTTTACACAATTAGGAACTTGACGACCGCCTTTACTTTTCATACCGTCTTGTCTATATCCAATCCAACAAGCCTCATCTACTTGTGCTAACTCTTTAAATGTTTTAGGCATTATATTAATCTCCCAATATATTTTCTAGATATATCATTTCTTGTTTTTAAATCAGCCATAGATATATGACCTGCTTTTTGATGTCTTATATCAATATCGACAATCTTTTTATAATCTGCTGCTGTACCAAACTTTTTAACTAACAGTAAAGCATTATCACTATGTTGGTTTTCTTTTTCATTTTCTTTATACTTTGCCATATCAAATTTGTCAGCGTCTTGTTTTGATATTCTCATGGACGGAGATCCTGCTGCCGCTTCTCCTAGTGATTCTGCTTTCACAGTTGCACCATAAAAATTATTCATATCTGCAGCATACTTGTTAAGGTCTGCACCATTACCATCAACTTTTATCTCTAGACCTTGTCCTTGTAATTTAAAACCTTTTTTTGCTAAATCAACATATGCTTTTGCAAAACTATCCATATCTTTAAAAGTAACAGTCATCTTTTTAAATTCTGTAATTGTTTCTTCTTTAAAAGAACTTGGAAGTTCTTTAATTCTAACATAAAATTTATTATTGAAAGGTGATTGATAGGCATCTGCCTTTGCACCTTTGTGTTGTTTCATTAAAGAACTAGCCGCATTGTCAGCTTGTGTTCTGTTAGTGTAAATTTTGTCTAGTACTTTAGTACCATTTTTAAGTTTGATAGTCTGCATTGCATCTGAATCAAAAACTGCTTCTTCTAGTGATTCGTTTGCTCTCTTTAATGCGTTTGCTACATCAGGATGATCTGATAATCCTTTTGCAATCTTATCAATAGCACTTACTGCACCTGAATAGTTACCTTGTTTATATCTAGGATCGTTTAAGATACCATATGCCATTTTGATTTGTTGAGTTGAAAAGCCCTTATCTTCTTTGATAGGATCTCTATATGATCTTGCTTCCTCTAAAGCTTGTCTCATTGTTTTGATTGTTTTATACATTATAGTTGTTCCTTCATTCTTTCGACTGCTTTGTCTAGTTCGACTTTCCAGTTCTCTTTGAATCTTTTCTTATATTTATCTATTGTTCCACCTTCATTTTTAAAATTTTCTATATCTTTAGTAGTTATTATACTACTATGTTTTCTAAAATTCTGTATTGGTTGACCTGGTGTCATTTTCATAGTGTGTTGAGTGTATTCATCTGTACCTATTTCGTACTGTTTATCAATAGATTCATCAACTTCCATCTCTTTTTCTAGTCTGTCTAGTAAATTTTCTTTATTCATATCTTTTACATTTTCTTTCATTTGTATGTCATACAACCATGCCTTCTTAATAAGTCCATTAGTTTCATACGAAACATAATTTGAACCTCTTCTGACTATCATACCTGCTGTACCATCCATGTGTTCAATAATATCACCAATATTAAATATTCTCTCTTGATGATATTCTTCTCTTAAATCATTGTTAATAAAATTAGTAAAACTTTCTATTGATTCGTTAATGCCCATTCCTTTTTTAACGGCAGTAAATAATGCTTTACTATCTGTACTTGATAAATTAGGAACCCCTAACTTAAAGTTTCTATAATCATCTTTCTTTGCCATTTCTCTCATCTTAGATGCTGATATTCCTGTGACACCCTCAGCGTCTGGATCTCTTTCACCAGATGAAACGACTGTAATTTTTTTGTATTCATAATCTTTGCCATTATACTTGTCGGCAAGTCCTTGAAACTCACTTATTCTATCACTACCAGCAATCATAATAACTTCACCATACATCTTATTAAAGAATTTTAATATCTCCATAAATGTTCTTTGTGTTCCACCAGCAGCCTTTATGTTATTATCTGGGAACATCTTTTTCATAAACTTAACTTTTGTATTCACATCTAATGGGTTCTTTCTTTTATCGGTTGAGGCACTAGCGTAAACAATATGTTTAGCATTGTTTTTTCTAGCTTGTGTAATCACTTCTTTCATTAGTTTAGCATGGCCAATAGTAGGAGGGTTGAACCTACCAAAAGCGAATATCAGTTTATTTGCCTTATCTAATGCCTCTCCGAACACCCTCGCTTTGCTTTGGGTGGAATCTTCTTTTCGTAATGAATCTATTTCTGCGTCTGTCACTTTACCATCATCTAAAATCATTTTACATTTTTTTAAAAATTTAAGATAGTGATACTTCTCTAACATTTTATAAACTACATTTTTAGGTAATCTATTTTTAATACTAAAAGTTTTAATCTGATCTGGTGTCATATCTGTATCAAATGCACTTCGTCTTTCAACATCAATAGTATCACCTATGTCTATTAAATCTTTTAAATCAGTTTCTATTTCATTTAATTTATTCTTAATTCTTTTTTCTAAATCTTTAATTTCACCAGGTTTTAATTCTGATAATTCATCATAATCAATTATATCTCTTTTCAATTCACCCTTTAGTATATCTATCTCATCAACTTTTTTCTGAAAGTCTTTGATATATAAGTTGACATTAAATTCAAATTCATCTGGTCGTTTAACAAACTTATTACCTCTAATATCAAATACAGCATCTGCTTTTTTGTTTTGGTCATCATAAGTTTCTTCATCTGTAATAAAATAGTAATTAACTGGATGTTGTGAGCCTGGTATTAGTTTACCTTGAATACTATCAGGGTTTTTAGCAGATAGATATTGTTTTGATAGTCTTAATCTCTCTTCTTCTCTTTTTTCTTCTGGCACATCAAACAAAACATTGATATCTAGATCAGCGTCATTACGATATCTTTTTGTAAGTATAGAACCTATCAAAGTAATTTTAAGTACAGGATATTCTTTTTCAAATTCTGCAACTTGTTTTTCAATCATCTCCATAACAGACTTTTTAATCTTTGGATTATTTGTATCTATATCATCAAATACTAAAGGTGCATATGTACTTCTTGGTATATCAATGATTGATTCTTTAAAATTTCTAAAAGTTTTCATCTTATCCCTTTACCCAGTCCTTGGACATATTGAAATTTGCTTGACTAAACTCTAATCTATCAACAAGTTTAACTGCACCAGATCCTTTAATTGCTACATACCCTTCAGGATTTGTAACTTTGTATCCATTCTTTGTTCTCAAAAATGAACCGATACTTTGTATTTGATTTAATTTTTTTAACAATACAGCCTTTGCTGATTGAAATGTTATGTATGTTGCGATTGCAAAGTAAAGACCTTCTTTATTTGGTCTTAGTATTTTTAATCCTACATTTAGTATTTCTTCATACTTTTGTTTTGCAGCTGATGTTTTTTTGCTATCTATTTCTTTTTTAATTTTATCTCTAAAATACACTTCAAAATTATTTGCTAACTTTGATGTATTTGTAATTGCTGTTCCTTGTCTTATATAAGTATTGAAAAATGTTTTTAATTGAATGCCAAGAGATAATGGTCCCTTATCATTCTTAAGCATATCAATAAATGCACCTGCTTTATAAGCAGAACCTTCTGCCATTTTAATGATGTTATCAAATGCAGTTTCTTCAGTATCATCAAACGCAACACCAGTCTGTTTATAGTTTGCGTCATCAAAGAATACATTTTTGTTTTTCTTTAATGAACTAACACTTGCACCAAAGGATGCTTTTAAACTTGCAATTGTATTACCTGAATATGATGTGTGAAATATAATACCAACTTTTGCTTTATTGATATTATCGTATAATGAACTACCAAAGAATCCTGTCTTAACAACAGGTACTGCATATGTTATTGTGTTTGGTGTAAAGACAATCGACTTAGTGCCATCTATTGTAGCAGTCTTTTTATCACCACTTGTAAAGAGTAAATCACCTTGTATTACACCTTTGATACCTAGTGAAGGTAAATACTTTAGACACTCTTTGAGTTTGTCTGCTAATGCACCACCATGGTTTCTAGATATGTCTGAATTAGTGTAATTGATTTTAGGAGTTTTGTTGAAAAGAGATTTAGTGGCTACAAAGAACTTACCATTCTCTGGACTGATACCACAGAATACAGCAGGTGCACCATCCCATTTGACGGATACGGTAGACCCCTTTTGTCCTTGTAACATCTTTTTGATAGACTTTAGAAATTCAATTGCGGTCTTAGCACCTTTAGTTCCATTATTAATTATCTCGTCTTCCAGATGCTCAAGATGTGTATTCTTATCTTCTACAAGATAATCTTGAAATTTCTGCATTTAACACTCTTTCCATTAGTATATTATATACTTATTATTTATAATAGTCAAGCATTCTTATGAGAACAAAATGTGAACATTTATACTAGTATATTTTAATAAAGAAGCCGTTAGAATCACTTATTTTTTTAGCACCGTTTATCATTTTATTCATAATACCAGATAAGTCTTTTTTATTTTTTACAAAAAAGTGCATTATTTTTAAACCTTGAATCTTCATAGCCATATTTTTAGCAATATCTATATTAGATTTTGCAATATTAATTATTTTAACATAATCATTATATCGTAAAGATTTTTGATTAAAAACTTTTGGGTCTTTAATAACGGTTTCATACATCTTGTAAGTTTCTTTAATTTTATTTTCATCAAAATTTTCAAATGGTTTAGGTGTACCAAAATATCTTATACTATTAATTCTTGCATCCTTATATTGATTCATAACACTATCAACCACTTTTGTAGGAATTTTACCTAAACGACCTCCTGATGGTGTACCATCGGATGTAATTTCAGTTTGTGCAACACCATAACTATGAGGAAATCCTCTAACTTGTAAACTAATTTGTTTTTTTGTGTCTTTATTTAAAAAGGTAAATAAACCTATTTCTTTACCTTCGGTAGTCAAGTTACAATTAAATTTTGCTATTTGAATATCGTAATCTGATACACTAACTGTACCTGGTATGTTTGCATAATCTACATTTGCTTTTTCTGTAACTAACTGTTTAAGGGAAATTGGATAAAGAATCTTTTTCTTATAAAATTCATATAATTTATTGTTAAACATATTAACTAATCCATCTGAAATGACATAAGTTTCTACTATTTTTTTCAGGTCTTTAATTACTTTCACTCTTGCTGACTTGTTGATTATATAAATGTCTGCTGGATTCCAAGAATCTTTTGTGAGTTTTGTTTTTCTTAAAAATGATGTAATAGTAGATGTAAAATCTGATTTATCGGTAGCGTCGTGTATGACATCAAAATTATTTAAAGATCCTACAATTTTTTTAACTGCTGGGCGTGTGTATTGAAATGTTGTATACCAAGCAGCAAAAGCTTCTGGATTATTTACAAACACAGATTGTCCAGTATCTTTAGCAGTTTTAATATCTTTTCGTAAGGACATTACTGTGGCTAACTCACCTGCGTCTGCTAGTGCTTTACCTAAAGTATTCCTTGATTGACCACCCATACCTGAGAATGGAGCTTTATCAATATCTACAAATCTAAAGTAGGCATTTTTACCGTCATTGAATATAAAAGCGTGCTTATTGTTAGGATAAAGTATTTTACTATATTTTTGAAAATCTGTTTGTACTTTTTCTAAATCATCAATATCTTTAGTTTTTTTAAATAAGTAAGACTTACCACCACTTACTTTGATTTTCGTGCCTTTTTTAATTTTAGCTACGATGGATACGATATATTTTGATTTAGATAAATCTGCTCTGCTGAATAATGCCATATCAATATTTATATATTAATATGAATAGAAAGTCAAGCAGAATCTGGCGGGATCGAAGGGACTCGAACCCTCGGCCTCCTGCGTGACAGGCAGGCGTTCTAACCAACTGAACTACGACCCCCTAAAGTAAGTAAAAAACTCTTATTCTTTTACTTCTTCAAATTCAATATCAGTAATATTATCTGTAACATTCTTTATCATTGTAGGTTTTGACGTTTCTACATTTTGCAAACCTAAAGTTGTACCTTTAAATACTAATGACACTCTAAACTTATCACTTTCAACTGCCCTTGCAACATGAGGTATTCTAGCATCAAATACTACAACACGACCAGGTTTAGGCCAAAATGATTTCTGAACATCCATATAATGTTCATAAGGATTACCAAAACTATAAGGACTATTAATTGCCAGTGCCTTCTGTTCATCAGTTATATTTGGTGTCCAAAGTTCTAGTGTGCCACCATCTTCTGGTGTCATATCAGGCGTTAGATATACAATTACAGTATATTGATTGCCAGTCCATCCATCGAGATGAATACCACCAGATTGATTTGGTCCATGACCATTAAGATAATGTCTAATTAATTTAAGACCAGGATTAATATTATCCCAAATCTCTTTAACCCAATCTTGTTCAATCTCATAATCAACTCTTTCAGTATCACTACCACCTAAAGTTATATGTTTATATCCAGCAGACTTGCCTTCTTTTTTCATTTCTGGTGTTGAATACCATCCGTCTTGCCAATCCATTGCCATTGCAGCATCATAATATTTTTTGATTTGATCGGGAGTAAAGTCACCATCATTAGATTGAAAGGCTCTAGACCAATCAGCTCCAGAAAGAATACTAGGATCAAATGCATATTCTTTTTTAGTAGCCGGATTTGTTATAACAAATTTGTCTTCCTTATTTTTTAATCTACTTATATCAACATCTTCACTCATGTTCTTTATCCTTTTCCTCTTCTTCCTCAAATAGTATCATAGTAATCAAACTATAAATTGCCATGTCCATTAAAGTATCTTTGATACCCTCTTCTTTAAATTTGAACTCGCCCTTTTTGATGAAGTTACTTATGCGAGCATATTTATCCCCCATACGAATAACTGATCCTTGCCAGGCAGGTACACCTGATAATTCAGATAATCTAAAGTTAGCAAATATGTCCTCATTAGCACCATAGTCGTGGCGCTTCTTATCATGCAACTCTTTTATTACATCTAAGATTTCATAAAAGCGTTGACTTTGTTTATTAATCATTTCATTCATTATATTTTTCCATATGTTAAAAAATTAACAACACCCCCATTAGGTTCCCACTGCTTGTATTTGTTTTGTAGGTCGCAAACTTTTTGAGCATCATCTTCAAACTCGGTTTGACAAAGAATACTACCGGTTGGTCTTTCAATGACCAACCATCGTATCTTTTGCTTTCTCTTACTAAGTTTTATCTCATAAGATAATTTTTTTCTTTTTGCAACCCTTTTTTTCATTACTGAGCAGTTGGTGTTTCAGTTGTTGGTTCTGTTGGCGCTTCGTTAGCAGTTGTTTCTGCTTCTACTGGTAAGTTATCTGTTAGATACTTTCTATGATGATCTAAAATCAACTTACAATTTTCTACATCAGCAACTAAAGTATTAAGTCTACTTTGATAATTGTTTACTTGTACAATAGAATTTCTAACCTTAGCGTCTAGTTTAGTTTCATCATATGTCTTGTCATTAATCGTTATAGTCATTATTAGTCTCCTTTTGTAATATTAGTAGCAGACGTTTTACCTTTTTCTTCGGTTAGATCGTATGTTACAGTTTGTCCTTCGTCTATTGATTCAATACCTGCAGCTTGTAGTGCGGATACATGAATGAAAGCATCTTTGCTTCCATCTTCTGGTGTAATAAATCCGTAACCTTTTTTAGCATCGAACCATTTTATTTTTCCTGTTGTCATTTTAGTTTTTAGTCCTTTCGTTTGTTATATTTTAAAATCCGAGAATGTTCCCAGTTTTTTAAACTTAGTGTCATTTATAGTTGTAGATGGTTGCCCACTTTCAACTAAGTCCGTTTGTGCTGATTGCTCAACATCATAAAATCTCATCTTGGATCTATCAACACCAAGAATAAATTTTCTATTGACCGTAGGGTCATTATATCTATTCTTTAGTTGTTTCACCATGATTTGATTTTTTTCTTCTAGCTCTTCACTTGATATTAAAGCAAACATAAAGTCTGCTGTCGCAGGAAGGCCAAAACTTTCTGAGGTATCTTCTAACCCCACATCGCTACTTACAAAACCACCTCTTGTAGTTTGAGTAGCAGAAAATATAGGTATATTATTTTCAACTGCTAATCCCCGTAGTTCTTCTGCAATTGATTTAATGTATGTATAACTATTCACATTTGTACCTGCTTTAAATCTTGATGAGGAACATATATTTAGATAATCAATGAATACAATATCTGGTTTAAATGATTTCTTTAATGCTAACTCACTAATGAGATTTTTGAAATGTCCTGTATGAGCAGATGCCGTAGGGTATTCTTTAATGATTAAAGTACCTGTTGTTTTACTTTGTAATTTATTTATCTTTGTTTCATACATTTGATATGGCAATTCTTCTAAATCACTCATACCAACATTCAAAAGGTTTGCATCAATTCTTTCAGCAATTCTTTCTTCAGCCATTTCTAAAGTAATGTATAAAACATTTTTACCTTGTAATAAGATTGATGAGGCAAGATGCGTCATAAACATTGTTTTACCAACACCAGTACCTGCAAGACAAATATTTAAAGTCTTACTTGGTATTCCCCCTCTTGTAATCTTATTGAAAAAATCTAAATCTAATTCTAATCTTTCTTCTTTCTTTTTATAGAAATCAAATCGTTCTTTTGATTCTTGCAAATAATTATGCCCAACCTTTTGGTCAAAAGATACTGATAATGCTTCTGATAAAAGTTCTGGAAGATATTCCGCAGTATGTTCTTTATCTTTACCATCAAGTATTTGAATACCACCAAGTATTGCATTGTGTATGGCACGATCTTTACAAAAAGTTTCTGTTGTTTCTATAAGCCATTCTAAATTAATAGGTTCTGGATTTAATGTAGATAGAATATCTGTAATCTTTTTATATTCATCTTCATTGATTGTTCTATTACTATTAACTTCGATAGCCAAGGACTCTTTTGTTGGAAGATTATTATACTTATTGACAAACTTATAGATTTCTGTAAATAATATCTTTTCTAATCTATCTGAAAAGTATTCTTCTTTAATAAAAGGTAGAACTTTTCTACAATAAGTTTCATTATGGATTAAATTCCTAAGCGCTGTTCTTTCAATTCTTTCCATCAAGTTCCTTTTCTTTCATTTTTTCGTCTAGTAACACAACTAATACATCACCAATATGATCTATAAACTCTTGACTATCTGTATCAGCAGATATTTTGTTTTCAATAACTGTATAGTCAAACACCATTGGTAGTTGTCCATCAACTGCTTCTGATTCAGGTCTAAAGCCTACATTACCATATTTGTAAACGATACCTGCATAAGGACCACTAATCAATTTAAGACCAGTGAAGTCCTCTCCAGGTTTCTCTACAAACACATAGTCTTCCCTATGTTTAGGACTCGTTGTTTTGTGTGGTTGAGGTTTCTTCTGTGTCAATTACTTCTCCATATTTAAATTCTTTAGCACAAACAGCATCCAATTGTTCTAATATTTCTGGTGTGAAATACTTTTCAGGATTATTGTTTATTGTTTTACCAAAGGTCTTAGTACCATCTGGCAATTCAACTCTCGTAGATACTGATTTGAATATGTTATATTTTAATGCTAAATCTAAAAGTCCATAATATCTGTCTAGACCTTTATCATAAGTTAATCTGACATCTACTACTTTATTTTCTTTTGTTAATCTGGATTTGTAATTTTTACAATGAATAATATTACCAATAACTTCTGTTCCGTCTTTTTCTTTTCTCTTAGATAGATAGACAATAGAACTAGCCGCATATTTCAATCCTGAATTATGTGTAATAACACCATTTTCTAAAATATAATTTTCATGTTTATCCACGCTAATATCAAAAACTTTATTTTTACCTGCAGGTTTTATAGATTTTACTTTAATTGTTTTCATAACTTAACTATCCTTTCAATTTTTTTAATTTCATATTTATCAAGTAAATGAAAATTGTTTGGTTTACATAGTTTACTTCCTAAGTAACGTGACATATTTAAATGATCTCCGAGGTCTCCATATTCCTCAAATGTTTTTATTTTATTATTTTTAAAAAAAACTTTAATTGGCTGAACCCTCAATCCTCTCATCTTTTTTTTAAATTCCTCAGTATGAGTTTTTCTATAGAATGGATTTTTATCCCCTAAAGTACCTTTAGAAATATTATTTTTCCAAGTTTGTTTTTCTTCTTCATTCATATTATAATAACAAGGTTTTCCATACATTGGATTATTTTTACCTTTTATTAAATATCCTTTACCATAAAAGGGATTATTTTCACCAGATATTTCTTTAGCTGCTGTTTTTCTATACTTCTCGTATAATTTTGAGTTAATTGAATCATATCTTCCTCCCTTTTTTTTACTATTTGATCTTCTGATGCCAAAATAAGCAAATGCCATAGATTTTTTTTGATTACCTGTTGTCATTTTTAATAATAGAAGATGGCATAAAAAATGTTGTCGTGCTGTAAGATACGTCAAATTAGATTCACTATTAGCACCTCCAATGGATTTTGGAATTATATGATGTCTTTCATAATACCCATGGTTTGGTTTATTTTTAAAGCCTGAATTAATCATTTTAAAATAAGTTTTAGTATATTTGTTATTTAAGAACATAAGGTTTCTCCTAATTCTATTTATACTTTATATCACCTCTACCAAGTCGTTTTCAGCAATATCTTTAGCTTCTACCCATTGTTTATTAATATAAAACTTGTGTTCTGGTGTACATTTTACTTTATCTCCATTCTCAAATTCAATTTCAAGTATGTCTTTATTATCAAATGTATGTGTTTGAAGCACCTCTTTAAACTCACCCTCTTTAGTAAATACCTCATCTCCTGATGAAATAGTTTCAATTGCTCTATAACCATCACGAGTTAAAATATTAGTTCCAGCAACAAGGCATCCACCACCCATTTCTTTCTGTGGGAACATAGAACCAATAACATCATATGTATGATTAGTAATAATCAAAGGCACTTTTGCCTTACCTAATTTTAAAGTCAATACTCTAAAGGCAGCTTTAACTATCTGTGCCCTTGTCATATCTTTAGTTTCTTTACCTGCCTGTGTATCTTCCATTTCTTTAGTAGTTGATAACATACCTAAGGAATCTAATACAAGCAATAATGGTTTTCTTTCAGAAGCACTTTGTTCAATATATTTTTCTAATACTGTTAGTGCTTGATGTCTAAATTCTTGAACAGTAGTAACTGGCATAATCACCATACGACTACTATCTATTTCTCTTTCTTCAATAATATCTTTTGTGATTGCTGATTCTGATTCAAAGAATATAACTCCGCCATCTGGATTTTGATCTAAGAAATGTTTACACATTCCTAACACAAAGAAAGTTTTACCTGTTGCACTTTCACCTGCGATAGCAGTTATCTTGTTTGAAGGTAAGCCTCTATGAATACCTCCACCAAGTAATGCATTGAATATATAAGAACCTGTATCAATAAAATCTGTTACATCACCTGACGCACCATCTGATACTAGACTAGCATATTCATTACCTGTCTCTTTTATTATATCTTTTAAAAAGTCACTCATCTTTAGTTTACCTCAATTAGTTTAGTTGTCATTATTATACACTATATATGTTTCTTTGTCAAGCAAGAAACTCATCTAATGTACTCTTTCTTGAATTTTTAAATAAGTCTGTTTCTGGCCCGAAGCACCATACATTTTCTATAAACATCTTATTCATAAAGTCTGCCTTTTCTTTTTCGTCTTTAAATAAAGTATCAGATTTAGGTCGTTGCATAATTCTCATACCGATTTGACCAAGAAACTTATCTTGAAACTTATCAACCAGTTCATCACCAGAACGATAACGAACACCATGTATTTTTGGATCCATAATATTTACAAACATAAACTTTGATATACTCATAGTTTTTTCTGCAACTGGTAAATAAAAATCATCACGCCATTTATCATACTCATTAAACTTATGCCAAGATTGATCTTCTTGATGTTCGCCACCTTTGTTATACTGCTCAGTAGAAAAGTATGGTGGGCTTGTAAATGCACAATCTATCTGTGGTAATTCATTATATGGCAAATCTTCAGCACCACATCTGTATATGGTTACTTTTTTAGACGCATTGATTGTAAAGTAATCTCGTTCTTCTTTAACAATAGGAGTTGAGTTGCCCAATATTCTTTCATATTCATCTACCTGTTTCATATATCTTGCAAAAGTATTTGGATTTGGATCACAGCCAATATATTCTTTTGCGTTTGATGTATAGAATCCTGCAAGTCTATCACCCCAACCACAACTTGTATCTAATACAATTTTAGCATTTGTAATATCATAAATTGCTTTTGCGACAACTGGTTTGAATTGTGTTGCAATGTAAGTACCTAGTCTAAATGCTGATACATAACTCTTAGCACTTAACTCACCACCAATTAATTCTTCTTTACCCTCTATCATAACTTTCTTAACATCATTAATGCCTCGCCAGATAGGACCTAAACATTTCCATATAGCATAAGCATCACCATTCTCCCACACTTCTTTAGGTGCTCTGAAGCCATAACTACTACACTCTAATCGTAAGTCTTGCATAAAATGATTTGATACATCATTAAAGGTACTTGCACCATTTATTAAACCAAGACCATACTTTTCATAACTATATTTGTAGTCATCATATTTTTCAAATACTTCTTTTTCAATTTGTTCCTGAGGTATACAAATCTTACTTGTATCAAAACTTTTCAAAGACTGAAAAGACTTTCTCATATCATCTTTAGTTATTTCTTTAAGAGGAAATACAGGCCTTTCACTTGAAATATAATCAGCAAGATGTGTTCTCATCTTCTCTTTACCGTGTTCAGCGTTCAATCTTTCAAAGTGACTAGATGTCAAGATAGGTAGTTTTGTCTCTGTAGCCGCGGCTATGAGAGTTTTGTATAACGATTCATCTCGTTTGTAGTTTGTATATGCATTATCCTTCATTATTTTGTCCTTCTTTATGATGTAAATATACTCTAACATACCATGCAAAACATCTTGGATAATGTTCTGGATCTGGTATTGTTTTAAACATACCTAAAAATTCTTTTATTTGTTCATCTGTCATTAAAAGAAACTATCCAATGTTGATTGTTTTTCAAAATTCCAATTGATTGCATTTACAATAAATCGTAATGGATCTAAAAATGATTTATCAAACTGTTCATCATAATCAATATATCTATGCAAGTCAAATTCTTTTGGCAATACAGATTGAAAAGATATTACCCTATCTCTTAATGAATTAGGTTCTTTTAATATAATAAATTTAATCTTATCGCCCTCTTTTATTTCTTCATACTTAACTAATTTATGTTTCTTTAATAAGTTATTATATAATAAAGCACCTTTCACATGAATTGGTGTTGCCTTTTTGTAAATCTCTGATGATGATGTGTACTTTAATAAATTATTACATGAACGAGGATAAGCAATATCTTCTGGTTGTAATGTTTTAAAGTGAACTCTAAAGTCATCAATAAATTGTATCAAAGCATCTTCATCTTTATTCATAATTACATTCAATGCTTCTTTAATCTTAGCACGACAAGGGGCTGGTGTTGAACTCTTAACAGCCTCGATACCCATAATCTTTAACTTAGGATCTTTTAAATCAACACCTTCTTCGTTATACACATTAAGAATATATCTTTTCTTAGCAGTCCATATACCTTTGTTTGCAATAACTTCTCGTTTCATAATCATCTTTTGTTCATATGCATTTACATATTTAGCAAGCCTATCAAAACTTTTATCAATAAATGTTTGTAGTTTTTCTTCACAAAATCTATCTAGAACTTTTACAATCTTTCTTGTATCAGATTTATCTTTAAATACCTTATCAACAACTGCACCAAGTTTAATATAAATTGAATCAGTATCAGAGGCAACAACATATGCGACTTGTTTTGTCTTTAACAGATTATTTAAAAACTCATTTACATCTCTTTCAATCCATCGTATTGTCAATTGACCTGCCATAGTAATACCTTCAGCGTGTCTTACATCAAAGTATCGAAAGTATTGATTGCCGATAGCACCATAAGCACTATTCAATGCAATCTTTCTTGCCAACTGAATATTATGATTTGTTGCAATATCATTTAGTAATTTTTTGTCACCAGTTTTTTGATACATGGCTTTTGCTTTTAGCATTTTATCTTTATAGATAACTCGTTCTTGATATAGTGTGTCCATTAGTTCAGGAAGAAAGCCTCGTTTGTCTGTTCTAAACTGAGCGCCGTTTGGTGTTATAGTACAACCATCTAAATCTGATAAATTAACTTCTTCGTTTAACATTTTTTCTACATTAACACGATTAGGATCAAACCCAACCATTGTTTCAGGAGATATATTATACTGCATAATTAAATGTGGATACAAACTATTTAAATCGAAACTACAAATCCAATCGTGAAAACCTACAACTGGATCTTTCACATAAGCACCTTCATAACCATCAGAGGTTTTAGATTCAACTACAGCAGGTACAACAATGTTTTTAGATTTTAAATGATTAAAGATAATACAATCCCAAATTCTAACTTGACCAAAAACATCTTGATAATTTACCTTTGCTTCATATGCCATTGTCAAATGCAAAGCAATCAATTTCATTTTGTCCTCTAGTTTATCAACCAGTTCAACGTCTTGAATATTATACTCTACAAATAATTGATAGTCATTCTGATAAAACTCTTTAAAAGTATCATATGGATTATTTAATTTATTTTCATTTAATTCTACTTCACCAATGTAATCTAGTTTATAACTTTCACGCCTAACAAAAGTATGCTTACGATATAAGTCAAGATAATCTAATATTGAAACACCCATAAGGTCCCAATATTTCTGTTCTGTATTATAACCTTTGGCTGTTGTTCTTGTACTACTTTGACTTACAACACCCCACGGACTAAACTGATTTAAATATTCTTCACCCATAAGATTTTTAAATCTATTCATTAGATAAGGTATATCAAAAAACTTTACATTCCAACCAGTAACGACATCTGGATTATAAGCAACCCAAAACTTGGCAAACTTATTAATTAAATCTATTTCAGTAGAACATTTAATGTAGTTTACATCATCTCTATCATTAACAAAGTTTCCCATACCAAAGACAAATATCTTTTTTGAAGAATGATCTTTTGCTGTGATACAAATTAAAGGCTCACTTGCATACTGTGGATCAGGAAAACCATTCTCACTTTCACACTCAATATCAATTGTAAGGATTCTTATTTGATCTATATCCCAATCTACTTTATCAGGAAAAGTATCTGCAATATATGGATACTGAAATTTTGTATTACCATAGTACTCAAAATTAGTTACATTTTTATAATCATCAATCCATTTCTTGGCATCAGGTATACTTTCAAAAGTGACCTTACCAAGACCTTTATCGTCTAGTGTTTTGTATTTTGTTTCTGGTAGATTTGATGGAACAAATAGAGAAGGCTTATAATTAATTCTATACTTTTTATGACTACCATCGTGGTCAACGCCACGAACTAATAGACGGCCACGATATGGTAGTACACTTGTATAAAATTTCACTATATTTGAGTATTATTAAAATGTTTGTTTAATGCTTTGATTTTATCTTCCGCTGAAGCAATTGCTTCTACTAGCTTGTTCATTTCTTCTAGTTGTTGAGGATGTTCCCCTATACCTACTGAATTGTCAAAATAAATAATCAATGTAGCATATGCACTTGCTATATCTGATTCGTATTTTTTGACTAATGCCTTAAATAAGGGATTCTCTGTTTGATGATTTTTTGCCATTGTTCACTCCTTGTAATAATGTATTATAACACACTTTCATTGATTTGTAAAGCACTATTCTAAACTATATTTTGTAGTAACTACATACTTTCTATCTGGATTTACCATTACATTTACTCTACTCATAAACTCTCGATCAAATAGAATTGGTGTCCTATCTTTTCTATCATCTAAAGTAAATTCTGTTTCGTACATAGTACCAAGAAACTCAACATCTAATTTTATTACATATCTTGTTTCATCATAATCTCTTAGACCACCTACCGATATTTCTTCTTTACGAATTATATTACTTGTAATTGTTTTACCTAGTAAAGACCATGTAACATTCTTACCTGATACTTTCGTATCTTCAGCATGAATAACTGACATACCTGAATTACCAGTATCAAACTTAGCGATGATTTGACCAAAAGGTTTAATAGCCACAATCTCTTTATAGCCACACTCACTAGGTACTTTGACCCAATTCTTTTTGTCAGCAAAAAATTCTATAATCTCTTTACTAATGTTTTGACCGGTTGCTTCTTCAATACCTTCAGTACCAGGAGATGAGTTTACCTCAATAACAAATGGTGGTTCTTTTTCTCTATTCTTACTTGGTATAAAATCAACAGCAGTCCATAATCCGTTTACTGCTTTTGCAGCCTTTAAACTTTCTTCTATTTCTAATTCTGTTAGTTTAAGTTTTTCTGGTTCAGAACCTTGTGATACATTACTTCTAAAGTCACCTTCAATAACAGGTCGTTTCATTGAAGCAAGTACTTTGCCACCTAATACTAATACTCTTACATCATAGTCTGTTGGAATATATTCTTGTAAAAGCAAGTCAGTATCTTCATCTTGTTTCATTATTAATTGTACAATACTATCTAATGCTTTTTCTGATTCAATAAACAATACACCAACTCCTTTTGACCCTCTCAAAGTTTTCATAATCACAGGCATTTTCGTACCTAGTTTATCAAATGCTAATGCTGACTTTTCTGGATCGTGTATAAGAGTTGTTTTAGGTTGACGAATACCATAATCAGAAAGTCTTAGTGCTGTTCTATATTTGTCTGTGCAAATATTAATTGTTTGTCTACTATTGACAACACAGACACTATGTTTTTCTAATGAAGA